TTGACCACGAGAAGTTGAATGCACTTTTTATTTTGTCGATTGCCCCGGTCACGATGCTTTTCGCTGCATCGAGTTTTGACTGGAATGCCGACTTGATTCCGTCCAGTACCCCTGTCGCTGCACTCTTTGCTGCGTTCAGTTTTTCCGTGAATGATGATTTTATGGCATCCAGTTTGCCGCCTGTCAGCGTGTTCACTGTGCTCATAACCCCGGAGAATGTGCTTTGTACACCTGCCATTGCACCTGCGACTACTCCCTTGATGCCACCGCCTGCACTGTCGTATGCCGACTTCATTGCATCGAGTTTTTCGCCCACATTTGCTTTGGCTGTTTCCATGAGGTTTGTGGCTGTGTCCTTCACATTTGAGAGTGCTTCTGAAACATTCGCCTTGACCTCTCCCATCTTGGAACTGAATTTTTCCTTGATGTCTGAAAGTTTACCGCCTGTCAGATTATCCACGAATGTAAGCCCTGCGGTGTAGTAGCCTTTGACACCCTCCATGGCTGCCGCTGCCACTCCCTTGATGCCTCCACCGTTTTCCTCGTAAGCGGATTTTATATTGCCGAGTTTCTCGCTGACGGTGTCCTTTGCCGCCTGCAGTACCGTTCCGGCTGTCTGTTTCACATTGTTCCAACATTCAGATGCCTTTTCCTTTATGGCTGTCAGCTTTCCTCCTGTTGCCGTGTCGATTGCGTTGAATGCCCCTGTCACGACACCCTTTAGTGCGTTCAATGGTGCAAGTGCCAGTGACGACAGGGTTTTGAATGCCCCAAGGAATATATTTTTCAGTCCGTCCAGAGCCTTGCTCCAGTCGCCTGTGAATACCCCGGTCACGAAGTCTATAATTCCCTGGAATACCTGTTTCACTCCGTCTATGACGTTTGTGATTGTCTCCTTCCACGAGTCGAAAATCCCTTTGATAAATTCAAAGGCTGCCGGGAATTTGTCTTTGAAACCGTCCACCGCATTTCCGATGGCTTCCTTGATTGCTTCGAATTTCTCCCCGAGCCAGTCCCCGAGCTGTGCTGCTTTTTCCTTGATTGTGTCCCAGTTTTTGTAAAGCAGTACGCCTATTGCGATTATTGCTGCAATGGCTGCTATTGCGATACCGATTGGACTTGTGAGGAATGCGATGGCTGCACCCAGTGCTGTGCTTGCTTCCGCTCCTGCGGTGGCTGCCGCTGTGTGTGCCCATTCCTCCGCAGTCAGCACTCCTGTTTTGACTGCGGAGGCTACTTTTACGACTGCATCCTTTGCGTATAGTGCGTTCAGATACAGTGTTTCTGCCTTGTCTTTGACCTTGGCGATATTTAGCAGAGTCATTGCCTTGGTTACTTTGGCGATTTCGATTGCCGTCTTTGCCAGTTTAAAGCCTGCTATTGCTGCCGCCAGTGTGGTCACGGTTGGTATGAAGCCTTCCCACTCCACGAATTTATCCAGTACATTTGCCGCACCGCCGAGGATATCTAGTAATGTTCCAACGATGTCTGAAAGTCCTCCGCTGATTAGGTCGCCTGCGGCTCCGCTCGCTGTCCCGAATGCCTCCTCGAATTTCGATTGGAGGTCTGCCAGTAATCCCATGATTGACTGCAGTTGTGGCTCGTATTCTGCGATTGTATCCTTCAGCTTTCCTATCGTGTCGGCTGCCACCCCGGATATCCATCCGAAGAAGGACTGCAGGTCGTTCCATGCGTTCTGAATTATTCCGAGGAATGTCTGGACGCTTCCCGGAAGTTGCACCCCGAAGTCCTCGCTTGCCACCTCGCTGAATGCATCCACGATGCTTTCGCCACTGGTTACTTTTTCCAGGAAGTCAAAAAAGCCTCCTGCCATCTGCCCGACATCGCTCATGAAGTCATCTATCGGCAGGCTCTTTATCATGGTGGAAAAATTTGCAGTAATGCTAGGAATGGATTCTGCGATTCCTGTTATTATCTCAGTTGCATATGGTCCGAAATCCTCAACGAGATGGATTTTCATGCTACTGACTGCGGATTTTAATTTTTCAATAGATCCGCTGAGTGTTCCAGTAACAGTGGAATCCATAGCGTCCAATGCACCATCTGCGTTGTTTATCTCCTCCGCTAATTCATCCCAAGCAGATGCACTTCCATCTACTCCTTCCTTGACCCCTTCTAGTAGATATTGAAATGTCGAATAGTAGTTTGTTCCTGCTATAGCTGCCAGTGACGCATTTCTCTGGTCCTCTGTCATGTTCTCGGTAGCTTTTCCTACATCCACAAGGATATCCCTCATGTCACGAATTGCTCCTGTTTGTTCGTCATAGACATCGACACCTATTTTTTGCATTTCATTCAATGCTGCCTGCTTGGTTGTCATTCGAACAAGAATTGAATTAAGTGCAGTTCCTGCTTGGCTTCCTTTTATGGAATTATTTCCGAGGATTCCTAGCATTGTTGCAGTTTCTTTATAGTCCAATCCTGCTGCTCTCGCTGCACCACCACATCCCATGTATGCCTCCATAAGTTCTGATGCTGATGTGTTGGCACTGTTATTTGTTTTTACGATTACATCAAGGTAATCGTTTAACTCATCAATACCAACCCCCATCGCACTCATGGAGTCTGTGACTTGGTCACTGGTTGTTGCCAGGTCTGCCTGTGTGGCTTCTGCAAGCTTAAGAACAGGAGTCAGTGCTTTTATACTTGTTTCAGTATCCCACCCGGCGAGTGCCATGTACCCAAGTGCATCTGCGGATTCAGAGGCAGTAAACAATGTTGATTCTCCTGCCTCCATCGCCGCTTCCTTCAACTTGTCGTATTCATCCCCTGCCGCACCCGCTATGGCCGCTGTGTTTGCCATGGACTGCTCGAAGTCTGAATACTCGCTCACCGCATCTCCTATAAAATCTCCGATTTTGATTGCGGCGAACGCTGCAGCCGCTACCGCTGCTGCTTTTTTGGCTGCACTGGCTATCTTGTCCAGTCCGCTCTCGCTCTCTCCAAGTGCCTGCTTGAATGAGTTCTCGACCTTACCTGCGATTTTTATAGCCAGTTCCTGCTCTTTGCTGCTGCTTGCCAATGTCTGCCACCTCCTCGGCTATCTCTCGCAATTCAAAAACAGACAGGGATAAAAAGAAATCTATCCCTGTCCGAAGTACCATTGAGAGTTGGATTGCCAGCTTTCGGAGGTCGCTACCGTCATTTGGACTTAGTCCGTGCCGTAGAAAAAAGCCGTTACCCTGTTCTTGATTTTAACTGCCTCCTTTGGGTGTAACCCCTTGAAGAATTCAATAGGCAGGTTGGATGCCTTTGCTGCGATAATGCAGGCATATTCGAGCGACATCTCCGGGAGGAATGTGAACGAACCTGTTCTGTCCAGTACCTTGTTGGCTGCAATCATGTCTGCCGCTGTCAGATTGTCCAGTCCGCTCAAATCCACCTTGTCGTATGTGTTGTCCTCGAATTTGTATGGCTTGTTGAAAACCACGATATATTGGTTTTCGATTACTTCTCCGTTCGTGTCCAGTACCTCTACCTCGGTAGCTGCCTCCGCTGTCTTGTTTGTATTCTTATCCATGTTTGCTCCTCCTTGTCGTTCCTAGCACTGCTTTCTGACTTTTGCCAGGAGGTCAGTGCCGTTTACCTTGTACACATTGTTTAATTTGTCGAGTTCGATCCGCTTCTGTCCATCCAGTTCGATGAGGATGTATGTAATCTCCACCGTCACGGATGCATCCATCGCACCGCCCTGCTTTACGGTGCCGCCTGTGAGTTTCTTCTGGCGGCCACGGACTACCACCCTCATGCCTTTGTAGTCAATCTTTCCGGTGCTCTTTACCGTGTACTGCTCACTCGCCCTCAGAGTGAGGTCGAGGACGCCCGCAGGCGACATCAGTTTGAACGCATCATCATCAAGGATACGGAATGGTATCTCCAGTTCCATGCTGCCAAACTGCCCGATGATTACCTCCTCGATTTCCCCGAGGATTCCGGGACCGCTGAGTGTCTCTGTCATTCCCTCGAAGTCCGGGAGGGTGATTTCCCCTGTCAGACCTACGAGGGCTGTTCCTTTGTAGTACATATTGAAGTTGTTAATAACTCCAGGAATGCCTAATGCTGCCATTCTTATTCACCTCCGTTCAGTGCTTCGGATAACATATCCGGGTCAAATTCAAGTACATTGAGGATATCCTCTGCAGGTGTGTATGGTGCGAGGTACTGGTGGAACTGGATTTTTCCGTTGAGGATATCCGTTACCGGGTTCTCATCCTCTGTGAATTCCATTCTTGCCCCTGCACATTTCCCCTGCGATGCGTAGGAGTTTCCTCTGATATTCTCGCTGTCTACGATTGATTCAATCAATCTGTAGTTTGCAGGGTCATCCACATCCTGGAAGTATGTCAGAATGAACGAATTGCCCCACCACGAGAAGAACCTGCGGCAGCAGAACCATCTGTCTTTCGGGTCTGTGTTTGCAGGATAGCAGGCTGTGTTGTTGCCCCATGTCCTCCATCCGTTGACATTGATTGCTGTTATGATTCCCTGTCCGTTTAAAAGGTTCGCCTGTGTCTGGTCGAGCGTTACTTCTGTTCCGTCCTCCAGTACCATGCCTGTGATTCCGATAAGTTTGTTGGACGGTGACAGGTTTGGCACGTCATCGTTGCCTGCATCGGTGTATGCTGTCAGTGCTGCGAAGATTGCTGAATATGCGTACTGTTTTGTCCCTACCTTTACCTGCGGCCATAACAGGACGGAATGCTTGTTGGTGTATCCGTTCTTGTTCTTCCACTCATTGCAGTCGGTATATTTGGTAGCACCGTCCTCGGAGCAGTCCATATCGAGGACGCATTCGCAGGTAAATACACCGTTGATTTCCTCGCATTTTGCCGCAAGTACTACCCCCACGTTGGGGTCCTTGCTCCATCCCGGTGCTAAAAGCAGACCAGGTGTCATGCTGAATTTAGGATAAATCTGACGGACGAGTTCCAGTCCTGTCTCTTTTCCGGTGCTCGCATTGTAGCCTCCGATGATGTCCGTTGACTTCACTGCGGTCGGGTCGATGCTTGTGCTCTTTACGGTCAGTTTCTTGGCTGCCGCCCCCTTGCCGCCTGCGGTAAGGGAAATAACAAGGTATCCGTCATCATCAAATGTTGTGATGTAGTCAGTTCCCACCTCCAGTGTCTGGCTGTCTGCGGTTACTTCGATGGTGTCTGCAAGGATTCCTGTGATTTCCACTGTCGCCTGCAAATCCTCCACCTCCACGGTTGCATCCTCGTTTGCCTTTTTGTGCTTTTTCGGGTCAAGCACATTGATTAAAATAATCGGTGCGATATTGAGTACACGGAAGCAGGCATCCATGCTCTGGCAGAGCGTGAAATTCTTGAAGTCATCGCTGTATCCAAGCTGCTCTGATGCTTCCGCAAAACTGTAGGCTATCATCGGCACATTCGTTGCGTTGTATGGGTCTGCCGCAAGGTTTACTGGTGCTGTTCCGAAGATTACCTGCAGTCCGGCTGTTCCTGTGATGGGTGTGGTGAGGCTTGTTGCCTGTTCCTGCACCCGGACTCCATGATTGTAAGCCATAGTCTTATTCTCCTTCCTTAAGCCTTATAGTTTGCTGCCTTTTCATAAAAGGCATATGTTGCCCCTCGCTTATTTGCGATGTCGCTTAATGCTGCCGCCAGTCCGTTTACAGGGACCAGCAGGTTGTTAAACGCAGGCTCGTTTGCGATTGCATCGGTTACCCCCTGTGGGAGTCCGTTATTAAACACCGTGTTGTGGCTTGCCACTCCCGGTATTGTCGGTCCGACATATACCACGGTTTCCACGGTTTCGCTCTTTGTCTTTGCCGCTTTTGCGACTGTCTTTGTTTCTGTCTCAGTTGTTTCCTTGCTCATGCGTATCTGTCCTCCTTCCGTATGGCTGCTGTTTTGAATGTCATGCTTGCCGCTCCGAAGAAATAAGGGAATGATTCCTCATCCTGCAGTGCCCAGTCGAATGGGTGCTGTTCGTCATTC